TGAACTGTCTTCACCTTCGATTTGAAAAAATCTGTTAAAGTCGTAATATTTCGACATTTATATTCTCCTTGTATTCTTAAAAAGTTATAAATGGCGGAGACCTAGTTAGTGTCAAGGACATATCCGCTTGTGGTCCTATCACTCACTACAGGATGTAGTGTTAAGTCTCTTACATACTATAACTTTGTAAGGAAAATGTCAAATGTTTTTTGAATTATTTTTTAACTTTTTCTATTAACAGATTCAACTGTAAAACTATTGCAAGTGCATATCCCACAGCATGGCTTTTCTTAAAGAAGTAAGTGCCATCTTGTGGTTTCTCCCAGACCTTTTCACGTATCGTTGTCCAAGATTCATTTAATAAGTTACGTTTTGCAGGACGTATGATCGCCAACACGGCCGCTAGATCTTCAACGGACTTTGGCTTCAGTTTACTGACAATATCAAAATGGTTGTGTATATGGAACAGTTGTTCTACTATCTCCTTGTGTCCTAGCAAACTCCAATCTGGTTCCGCTGATATCAACTTCAACAAATGATCTTCATCTTTGACATCTTCATAGATGCTGACGTTCAGTATATCTAGTTTAAAGTATCCTCTGTCTTCTGCTTCTGCGTAATCAATACTGCTCACACCTTGCCATGGATCCTTTGGAATGTCTGTCACGTAAACACCTGTGTTGTGTTTTTTTATAACGTCATCTTTGACTATACCTGCAGGCGTGTGCTTGATCAAGTTCAACAGATCATTTCTATTTTTAGTGTCTATGTCTATATCTGTTTTTACTATCATAATCCTGCCGCCTTTGTCACATCAAGTGCGAACTTGACATCTTCTGGACTCTGCTGGAACCTTTTAGTCCATGCAGTCGGTGATACATATTCTTCTATCATGATCATCTGTTCTTCATTGAAAGATTCCATGAGCTTGATTCCACCCTTGCTGTTGTAAAGCACCCATGGTGATATCTTTCCAGCCCTTATCATGTGTATTGCACGTGGTGGACTCACTTCATCAAAAAATGTAGTCCATTCTTTTTTGTTCTCTTCCGCCCAGTTCTTTATAGTCAACACAGTCCTTTCAATGGCTCTGTCAACACTTTCTCTCACGTTGAATTCTTTGATGTATGTTTCATACACTTCATCTGTGGACCATTTGTCTATTCGTACTCTTGACTTCAACAACCATTCAATGTAATCTTCCACACTTGCAATATACACACCCATCACGTAATTTGCGAACCTAACGAAAGCAAGATAGTATTTGCTACCCATGAAATCTTCGTATGTCTTTTCACTCTTCATATTGGTTGCTGTGATCCTCCAAAAGTGTTGGAAGCATCTAAAGGCCAACTGCACATTTGCATCTTTCCTGTTGTTCCATCTTCTTTTTGGTTCACAGAGATGTGTTATTAGTGTTTGCTCACTACCAAAAGTCTTTTTACAAAATTTACAAACATAACTCATTTTACTAACAACTTGATTTCTTTGTCATCTAATCCGGCCTGCTTGGCCATTTCTTTTATTTCTTTCTTGTCAAGCACTTTTATCAGGGTCTCTATCTCATCATTCTTATAGTTTGGATAACAAGATTGTATGAAATCAAATATCTTAGTTTTCTTTCCTTTACCTTTTGGTGCTTTCAACCAAGGGTGGAATTGTTTCTGTCCTGATCCACACAAACACAATAGTTTCCAAAACAGCAAACTATCTCCTTCGTGTTTCTGTATTGTACTGAAGTACTTGTTACAGAATTCATTCACGCTCTCTATGTATGCTTCTTGCAGTATCTTGTTTGACTTGACACTCGAAGCAAACCTCATACTGACATAAGATGAGAAAGTTTTCTTTAGTTCACTATCCAAACTGTTATACCAATCTTTGTTGCCCACATCAAGGTTATACAACATCTGGTTCAAGTTTATGCTTGGCTTACTCACAGAAAATCTCCAACGTTAATCACGTCTGGTATCTGGTTTATTTCTTTCGCAAAGAACATACATGGTGGGTTTGGCCTGTCATTTAATGGTACGGACATGATGTGACCATGCTTTAATTTTGGGAAATACCATTTCACATCTTGGAATACATTTACAATCTTAATTTCGTGACTTTCGGTCATGTTCACTGTCAATGGATTTATCACCATTGCTTCAAATCCTCTGTCATTGATACTGGTCAAAGGAACCATTTCACATTGTCCTAACTCCTTTTCTATTACCATCACGCTCCAATCTATAGGCATTTGTATCGTGTGTTCACCTACTTCCATTACCATACTTGGTGCGTTGAAAGTTTCCATAAAGATCAAAGGTATGAAAAAGAAATCAATATTCTTATTGTTGTTCGTATCAAGAACACAGTACTGAATGTCATCTCCTGTTTCAGGAACCTTATCTAAATTAAATGGTGTGTTGTCTGTTTTTAATATCTTCATATGTTTACCTTGTTTATAGTATACGGATAATTTGCCTCTTTGTAAAACTTTTTTCTTGTGGTCAAGTGTCTTTTTGAAAACTTACAACTAGATGTTATATCCCATATCTGTACATGATCCTTATCTTTTGCTTTTCTAATACCTCTACCAATACTCTGTATTACCCTTACAAAACTCTTGCCTGGCTCTACCAGTATCAAATTAAATATTCTTGGTAAATTGATACCAACTGCCGCTACGCCATATGTTGCTATAAGAACTTTATATTGTTCTGTTGCTACTTCATCATATTCTTCTTGTCTTTCTTCCATTTTAGTTTTACCTTGTATGAATACACTACCAGGTATCATATCTTTAAGTAGCTCACCAGTCTTTATCCTATCTACAAGTATCAAGGCATTACCGCCAGATCTTATTTCTTCCATTAGGTTACCGATAAACTGTAACCTTGATGTGTTTGTGGTAAGATAAGTCAGCTCTTCTTGGTAAGATCTAAATGCTTGATTATCTTGTGTCTGTATCACATTCACGTGACAGTTTGCTAACACACCTTTGTTCTGTAACTCACTGGCACTTAACTTGCTTATAACTTGTCCTAAACTTGCTATAAGACTTGCCTTCTCATATTCTTCTTTTGGTATTGTTCCTGTCAGTCCCCAACGTATTGGTACGTCAGCAAATGGACCCGTCAGTAACTGTTTTAACACATCTGCTTTTGCCATGTGTACTTCATCTACCATCACACAAACTACGTCATCTAGAAATTCATCTAACGGAAAGTCTGCTTCAACTTTTTTAGTCTTCTTGTGTAAGACATTCAAACTCTGCCATGTACAAATTGTGTGCTTGTGATTTAATTCTTTTCTTTCTCCATAGTAAACACCAACATCAAGACCCAGGTTGATGTAATCTTCTTCTGTCTGTGTTACTAGACTCTTGTTAGGAACAATTACTATTGTTCTACCATACTTCTGACACATCTTACTCAATGTGGCAGTAATAATCGTCTTACCTGCACCTGTGGCTATTTCCTGTAAGCACTGTGGATTAGCAATAAAGTCATTGATAACTTTGACTTGGTAATCTCTTAAAACTATAGGTTGTCCTTCGTGTGTATGGCCTTTTGGCCAATTGATATGTGCTAGATGTTCTGCATCAACTTTCTCAAAATCAAACTTGTATTCTTTCCTGTCATCTTTGATTTCAATTTCAAATCCTTGTTGTTCTATGATAGGTAATATTTTATCAATAAGATTTAACGAAGTCCTGCCACCTATGTCACAGAATCTAACAAACCCGTCCCATCTTCCCAACTTATATGCTGGCAAGTGGTAAGCATATGGAACAAAATATTTTAGTTTATCTGATATCTTACGGCGTGTGGTTACGTCAAGTCCTTCGAATTTGACGTTTACCTCGTCTTTGATATGTAATATTGCTTTTTGCATACTGTTATTGTAACACAGTCTTTATTTTTTTGCAAACAATTCAGCATCATCTAATCCAGCTACTCGCAATTTCACAATATTGTTGATCTGGAACTGCTTGGCATCTATTGCCTTCATCAGTCCAAGATATTTGTTTCTTAAAAGAGCAAATTCATTTACGACATTTGCCATGTCAACTACTTCCTGTTCACCATCAATATAATTCTTTACATCATTCGATGTCAGTGCCCTTTGATAGTTTTCAAGATATCTTTTATAGAACTTACTTCTAACTTTCCTTAATTGTATATTAAGAAATTCGAGTATCGCTTCTATTTCTTGTAGTTGATTAAAACGGTGTTCAACAATACCTGGAATCCTTGTAGCATTCTTTTCAATGTTGCCTGCTAGTCCACATTCGACTCTTGCTTCCTCTAGTTGTGATTCGTAGAAAGTGATGCAATCTGCTATCTTTCCTAAATTAGCGGATACCTGACCGTACCATCCTTGTGGCATTACCACTCCTCTGTTTCTTCGTCGTACCGGTCTTCTTCATCTTGTCCATAGTATTCTTCTATGGCCGCTTCAAGATAGTGATCGCTGTCCTTGATTTCTTCCAGTGATGACTGATCTAAATTAAAGTCATCTATTAAAGTGACGTATGCTCTTGCGGCATCGAGTCTGTCCTTTTGTGGTACATACTCAACCAATTTTTGCCATGCCTCAAGAAGCATCTCCGCCTCCTGCTGAATCTTCATCTGCTGTTGCTCCTTCGGTTTTATTTACCTCACCAGCAACTTCACTTTCTTTGAACTCAGCCATTACAAGATCTAAGTTTTCTCCGGTCCATTGTTTTCTATAATGCTTATGTTCCTTGCCAAATCTGTCAATATACTTCAATCTATTTCCTTCTTTGACTAGAAGACCTTTCTTCTCAAACAATTCAACAAGTCCAGAATATGGATCCATGCCAGATTCGTATGGAATTTTTACCTGTACAGCCTCAAACGGTTTGTTAAACCTTGACTTCATTACCTTACAAGCAGATCTAATACCAGTTACATCTGATATCTTATTACCATCTTCATCTTCTTTTAGTTTGAGTTTCTTCATCGCAACTACAACTGAACTTGCATACACAAATCCTTGTCCACCCGATATCTTGTCATCTGGGTCAAACATATCTTGTGATGCATACGTATGGTTAGTTGCTACTAGACCAATGTTTAAACTACCAATCAAATTGACTGTGTTTCTGATCAGTGCTGTCAATGACTTCGCTTTTCTACCTAAGTCACCTTTCATGTCACCTTTTTCAAACTGATCTCTGTCAGTTGGTGTCAACAACATACCTAAACTGTCAATTACGAACAGTACTTTTGGTCTATCAGCTTCTTCTTTACCTTCATAATCTTTTTTATAATTAGAAATAAAGTCACTGATTATCTTTGCAACATCATCTACCATTGAACAATTAATTCTAAGCATCTTTTCTGGTGCTGTGTCAACACCTAATGCTTGTAACCAATCTTCATGTAGTGCGTTCTCTGAATCTATTGCTACACAAAAGATACCTTGCTTTTGTGCATTCTTAATTAAATTACCAGAAGCAATCAAACTCTTGCCAGAACCTGATTCTCCTGCCAACATAGTAACCCTTCCTAAAGGAATTCCTTTATCAAAGTCACCACTGATTAAGTAGTTCAAAGTATAGTTTCCTGTAGATACCCATGTGTTTGGATCAGATTCAAAACCTACACTGATACCTTGAATACTTTTTGTTAGACTATGTCTAAATTTACTTACGTCAAACGGTCTTACCATAATTTCTCCTAAAGTTATAGGCTGTGGGTTTCCCCACAGCCATATTATACACTATTACTTGCCAGCCTGTCTACTTCTAATCATTGACAAGATATCCTCTGCAGATACCTTACCACCTGTTTCAGTAGCCGTTGCACTTGCGGTTGCAGGTGCAGGTTGTTCACTAGCCGTTGCTGTCACTGTTTCTGTGACCTCAACTTTTGCTGGTTCAGGAGTTGATTGAACCGGTTGTGCTACAGTTTCAGTTGCTGGTGCAACTGCTGGAGCAACTGTTTCTACTGGCTTTGCAGTCGCAGTAGAACCACCAGACGAAGAATTGTTACTAAAGCCTGCTGGCTTGTAGTACTGACCAAATCTGTCTGGATCGTAAAGCTCACCATCAACAGATGCTTTGAACATCTCTTGAATTATGTTGAGCTCTTCCTGTGAAGGTTTCTTTGGCATATAATCACTTAAATTATGTAAACCATATTGATCAATTGCTGATCTTTCTGATTCACCTAATGATCTTGCCTTGAAACTCCACGTTGAAGTTGAGTAATCAGCATAACCACCTTTTTGAGTTTTCGTTAATTTGAAATCTCTTCCTGATTCATTATCAGTTGGTAGGTCTTCCATTTCTGGATTCATCAATGCCGATCTGATAATGTTAAAAATAGATGGATTAATTACGAATCGTCTGATTGGATTCTCTGGTGTAGTCTCTTCATCTAGTGTTGAGTTAACTACAAAACCTTGGAAGATGTAACTTCTCTTCTTCCAATATTTTCTTCCCATGTCCTCTAATGCAGGATCTTTGAACCAAGTTCTTACTTCTGCAAGTACTGGGCAAGGTTCATTAAACATCTCCATACAAGGTACTTGTACGATAGTAGGTTTAGTGTCTGCTTGACCTTTGATACCTGGAAAAGGTAACTTGATCATTGCTCTTTCTACCCAAAAGAACGTGTTGTCTTTGTTTGCGTCTGGTAAAAATCTAAGAGTTGAAGTTGTTCCTTCTGGAATGTTCCAAAAAGGAAAGATTGCGTTATCTGAAACTGAACTACCGCCTGCAGTCTTTTTTTCTTGTTCCGC